CTTGATCGCGCCGACAGGCTGGCCGTTCGAGAAGAAACACAGATCGCCAGCCTCATTCCTTGCATACGTCAAACGGGGCGGCATGTCCACTATCATTACTGGCCCATCATCACGGACTTGGCATATTGCCAGATTGCAAACACCGTGCCGCCCATCATGGACAGGAGGATAATCATCCCAAGCCCCATGTTGCGCAAGTTCGAGAATTGTTGCGTCACCGGCTTCATCTCGGCCACGTCGCGCTTCAAGCCGTCAATGTCCCGTTGCATCTGCGACAATTGCCGCCCGGTCTGCTCTACATCATCCCGGATGGTTTTGAGCATCGCGCCTTGCCCTTCTACCATTGTCGCCACCCGCGCCAACTCGACCGCGTTCATTGTTACACCCTCCGGTTGCGCTTGCAAGGGGTCTATCCCGCCCATGCCGAAAAACCCCGTGCGGCGATGACCTCGCGGAAGTGCACCGCCCCCTCGGATGGCCCGACCGCGCGAATGTCCATGTCGATGACGGCCAGAAGCGGCCCCGCGCCCGGCGGAGGATTGGCCAGGATCGCCTCATGCGCGGGCGTCAGGTCCGGGCGGCAGGCGTAATGCGTCGGCCCCGTGCCCGTGGTGAGCGCGACACAGAACGTCCCCGGATCGGCCCCCTGCGGCTGCCAGCCCTGCGCCGCGCAGAAGGCATTGGCCGCGTCACGATGCGCAGCGGGCACGATAAACACGGCGGATTTCGTCACGGGATGCTCCGGTTGCCGATCTCGCGGATGATGCGCAGGTCATTGGCGCTCGCCACCCGTTTCAGCGCCATCAGGTTGCCCATCGACCCGTCGAAGAAGAAGAACCCGCCTGACCGGAAGCCGACGTTGAGCGTGGCATTGGTCAGCGTCCCCGTGCCCTGATCGCCGGTGCTGCTGGCAACCTGCGTCCCGTCGATGCGCAAAATCGAGGTGTCGGTGCTGATCCGCCCGATGCCCGTGATGACGCCCTTGAACGGCGCGGCGTAGCCGGTTGTGACGCCAGCCTGTCGGTCGGTCGTGCCTTTTGAGGCGAAAACGAAACCCGGCTCGCCCGACACGCGCGGGCCGAAAAGGCCATAGGTTCCGTCATTTGTGCTGGACGGAAGGCTCTCCACAATCGTCCGCGTCGAGCTTGCATCGCTGGCCTTGTTGACCGCCGCCGACACCGTGATCGCGTCAGACCCGCCGTAATCGACCGCGATGTTGCTGGTCAGCCGGTCGGCCACCCCGTCAAAGCCAATCCGCAGACCGCCGTTAACGATCTCGGTGAAAGGCCGGGACGCCGCCACGGACTGGCTCAGGTGATGCCCGTAGCTGCTTAAATCCGTAACCCCGGCAATGCTCTCCCCCGCCGCTCCGGTCGCGGGCGTCGTCCGCCCGGTATCCAGCCACAGATGATTGACCGATGAAAGAGGATACCAATAAACCAGATCGCTGCCGAAAAAGAACGGCACAGTCGCATATATGTCGTTAATCTGGTTTAGCTTGGGCCGAAAAACGCTGCCCAATTCAAAGTTGCTGATTGCCTGACCAGACGGCAAAAGCGCATTACACGCCGTCCGCGTTGCGGCCCAATCAATCGCCCCACCGCCAAGCCGGATCGAGTCGAAATATCCCGGCCCGTTGTAGAAATCCAGAACGGTTTCAAGAAAGGCGTCGGTCGTTGCCAAGCTGTCGCCAGCCGCCAAGGGGGTTGTAATCTGCATTTACATTACCTCATCCATCCAGACGCCGTTGTCGTTGAAAGTCCCGCCTGCCAGAACCCATACCACCTGATCGAGCCACACGCCCGGATCATAGAAAAACCCATTCGCAAAAACCCAAACAGTCCCGGACGGCGGATTGAAAATCAGCGCGTCAATCTTCGCAATGCCAGAAGCCAAAATCCACGTGCGGCTTACTTCATCAGGGCGCAACCGGACGTGATAACGCCGCTGATACCAGCGATGCCTCGGGATATTAAGCTCGTCGGCCATGCTCAGTAGCCCTTCACCAGAAACTTGGCAAACTCGCCGCTCGTCAGTTTCTTCCTGATATACTCGTTCAATTCCTCAGAACCGAACTTCGCGCCGCTCTCGCTAATCCATTGTTCCATGATAACCAAAGGAACGCGCCCGACAAACCGCCAAGCCGCCTCCCCATGCATGGACGGCGCGACCTCGCGGAACTCCTTGATATAGTCCAGCATCCCGGCCACGTTCTGTGACCGGGAGTGAACAATCTTGTCGTCCTCAATCGTGACCTTTTCGTGAACTTCATCCACGGCGCGGCTTCCCCGTTTCCTCTTTGACAAACTCCGCAAGGCCCATTTCAACAAGCCGCGCGGCCATTTCGTCCTCTTCCTCATACTCCGTCCCCTGGGGCGGGTGATGCGGAAGCCTGTCAGTCGTGATCCTGATTTTCGTCATATCGTTCTCCATGTGAAAAGCGGCCCCCGTCTCCGGGGGCCACTCGTTTGTTACAGGGCGGGGTTGATATCCGCCACGATGCCGTGTGCCTTTTCGGAGTCCACTTGCAGACCGTATTCCACCGAAATCATGCGGCGCTCCGAGTGGCCCGTCTTGGCCAGCGGGGCCTGCTTCATGGTTTGCAGGAACTTGACCTGCGCATAACGCGGATCAAGGATCAGCACGTCACGGCCAGCGGTGCCGCCACGGGTTTCCATGTAGCGCGTTGCGTTGACCTTGAGCGTTCCGAAGTCCGAGACGTAAATATCAACGGTAGCGTTGATGATCTTGTCTTTGAACTCCTGATAGCGGGTCGAGGTTCCGGTGAAGCTGGACGAAATCTTGCGCTTCACACCATCGCCGCAGAGCACCAGCGAAGGCTGGCCACCATTGCGCCAGCAAGACGCGATGACATCGTTGAAGATGGTTTCGGTCAGCGCCCGGACAGTGCCGTCACCAGCCGCCGCGTTCGGGAAGCCCGCAGTCGTGCCCGAGAGCGTCGGGTTGGTGCCAGGGGTCGTGACCGTCGCGCGGCTCACATTGGTGCGCAGGAAAGCCGGAAGGCCCGCCGTTTGCCGTGCCGTGCCCGCTGCGCCCGCGTTGGCCGCGATGTTCTGCAAGAGCATCGCCTCCATGCCGATCCGCAGTTCCTTCATTTTCAGGTCGATCTGCTTGGCCATCGCCTGAATGTTGCCAGCGCCATCGACCGACTCGGCAGTCGAGGAAACCTCGGCAATCATGTCCGAAATCTGCGTGTAGTTGGCCAGACGGACGCCATTGGTCGGCGCGTCGTTGCCGGGGTCGTTTTCGCCTTCAATAACCCGGTTGGTCAGGTTCGGCGCGGCAAGGTTCACCTCTACCCATTCAAAGTAGCGGTTCTTCGTGGTGCCACGGCCAATCGAGGACTGCAGCGGCGTATCAAGGATGTTGTCCAGAAAGACATAGGCTTCCTGTAGGTCCTCGCGGATGGTGCTGACGTTATACGTCAGGTTGGTGTTCGCATTGGCAGTCATTGCCGTTGTCCTTTATGAGGGGGTTAACAGCCAGAGACTAAGGTCCCCGGTCTCTTTCGCTCTCGCCCTCGCCGCCGCTATAGCCTTCGTCTTGGTCACGTTGCCGCCCACCTTGACGCCCGGTTTCACAACCGCCGTCTTGGGTTTCTGGCTAACGACCGGAGCCGCCTTGCCTTCCATGATCCGCCGATATTGCGCCGCATCGTGCAGAACACGATACATCCGCGCGTCGGTCAAAGAAGCCAATTCCTCCGGTTCAAACCCGTAGTAATTTTGCCCGACTTCTCGCATTCTGCTTTCGACTTGTGCCTTCTTTTCAGGGTCGGACAAGGTCGGAAGCGCCTGCAACAGAAGCTGGTATTGCTCCGCGCGATACGCCTCATGCTGCGCCATCTGGTCAGCGGTTTGGCGCGATTGCAATTCCTGCATCGCCGCCTGCGCCTGATGATACTGCTGTAGCTGCAAGAGGTAATTCGTCGTCTGCTCCATATGGGCAAAAGGATCGGTTTGCTTAAGACGCTCGTCAGGCGGCTTAGGAGGCTGCAACGGGAAACTGCCCGCCTGCATCATCTCGGCCACCTGCAAAAGCTGCTGGCGATGGGCTTGGATACTTTCGAGTTCCTGCTTGACCTGCTTTCTGGTCTCAGCAACCTCGGCCATACCCTTCTGAATGAAAGCCTGCCCTGAATACCCCCGGAGTAGCTCGTCAAGAGGAACCTGCTGTTCGCGTCCGTCCACCTTCACGGTGAACATCTGCACGGCATCGTCCTCTTCGTCGGCTTCCTCGGCTTCGTCGGCCTCCTCAGTCTCTTCTTCCGTTTCCTCTGCGTCGTCTGCGTCGTCCTCTTCGGACTGCTCGGACACAATGGTTTCTTCCTCCGGGGTTTCTTCCGTAACCTCGGGCTGACCCTCAAGAATGAGGCTCATTACATCGGCAGTCGTGTCATCCACGGTGCTGCTTTTCCTTTTCCAAGCGGCGCTCAAAGATTTTCCCGTCCACAATTGCAGACTGGATTTGATCCCTGACCGCCTTTAGCGCCCGGACCATCCGATGCGCTTCCATGATCTGACTTTCGCTGCTTTCCGAACTGGCAAACACCGCAGTCTGATTACTTAATACCACATTGAAGGCTTCAACGAAAACAGGATCGTTGATTATTGCCTGCGCCCGTTGTGCGCGATGCATAACGTCCATTACGCACCACCCATGAATTGCCGCGCCGCACCCTGTGCAGTCCTGATTGCCTCGGTATCGACAGCCTTATTCAGCTTTGCGTCCTCGATCATCAAATCCTGCAACATCTTGTCACGGGCCAGGTCGTCATGCATTTGCATCTTCTGCATTTCAACCTGCATTTTCTGGCTATCGCTGGCCAGTTTCGCTTGCGCTTTGATCGTCTCGGCCTCCACCATCGCCTGTGCCGGATCGCCTTGCGGCGGGGCTTCCGGGGCAGGCGGCATGGGCGGTTGCGGCGGCGAGAAATACCGATCCGCATTCGGAATGCCGTTCAATGCCATCATGTCGGCCAGCGTATTGCGCAATTGGTCAATTCCGGCCAGAGGGTTCATCGGCCCGTAGGTCTGGATTGCCTGCAACTGGATTTGCATGACCTGCCCAAGGATCGCATTCTTCTGATCCTCCCGCCCGGTGCCCAATCCGACATTAACCGTCGCGTCCAGATCGCTATCCCAAACGCGCGGGTCCATCGGCACATAAGAGCCGTTCACTCGCATCATCTCGGCCCGCGTTGAATGCCGCGACATGAGTTTCAGGATTTGCTTGAAAAGCCGCCGCATCCCGGTATGGGCGAGGTTGCTCACCATCACCTCCACCTGCCCCGCTCCGGCGCTCACAGTGGCCGTGACAGCCGCCCGGGTGGTCGATTGCAGCGCATCCGGGTCCAGCCCCATGCTGGCCCGCGTAACGCCCGTCTTGACCTCCACCATGTCGTCAAGATATTGCAGCGCGGGCAGGGTCTGCGCCGCTACGAAAGGAACGGCGATATCCCGCACCATCCCCGGCGCGTTCACCCGGACAATGCCGCCGATTTCGTTGTTCAGAACATCGTCCATTTCAACCTGACTATGCACAACCTCCAAGCGGGGGTTGTTAGTCAGATGCACGTTGTCCAGAATGCTGCGAATGATCGAAGTCGCCGCGTCCTGATCTTGCGTGATAAGCTCGACAAGGCTGCGCCCAAAGAACGTATGCGGCTCCGGGTCCACATGCCAGGATGCAAAGGGATGGTCGTCAACAGGCTCATAGGATAGCAGCTTGTTGACCGATCCCCCGAGAAGAAACTTGTGCAGGATCGGCGTCCCTGTCCCGTCCACGTCCATCCGCATGTAGGCTTCCGTCACCGTCACCTTGCGCATGGACGGATCGCGGCTGCTTTGGTCCTCATATTCATCGACCGGATACCCGCGCCGGATTTCTTCCTCTTGGCTCTGGACATCGGTCCCCGCGTCAAGGTCCAATTCCAGCGCCGCCGCCTCGTCAACGCCCAGCGCGATGACATCCGCCACCCGCATTTCGGTGCGATGCCCGATGACGTAGAAATCCTCGTCCGACCGCGCGTTGGCGTCCACAAAGAACTCCTCGGGCGGCACGGTCTCGATGCAAAGTTTGCCTTCCGTTTCC